GACATAGAAAATTATCCTGCAATTTATCGCTACGATGGCGTAATTGATTTAGAATGGAAACTGTTAGACAAAACTGATCAGACCACTGAAGAAGGTGTACTGTTTGCTGATGCAAGATATGGATCTAGCGGAGCAACTGGAAATACTGCTGCTCTTATCAAAGATCTATTAACTAACAGCTATCTTGATCCCGACGCACCAGATGGTGATTTGTATCCAAGAGGAATGTTGCTATCGAGTACACGAAGAAGCAGCGGCAATGTTAAAAAATACGTAAACGGCTATATCACTAGTCTGGGAATAGATAATAATCCTAGATTTTGTGCTGGTGACGGAGAAAGTTTTGATTCGTTAGGATACTATGACCAACCAGATCGTTGGGTAACAGCATCAGCTAACAACGAAGACGGATCAGGAAGTTTTGGACGCAAAGCACAGCGTAAAGTTATAGTATCTGCACTAAAGAGTGCGATAGACACCAGCTCTGAAATCCGTGACGAAGAACGCAGAAACTTTAATTTGATTGCTTGCCCAGGATATCCTGAAGTACTCAGCAACATGATTAATCTAAACATTGATCGTGGATTAACAGCGTTTGTTTTAGGTGACACCCCACTACGTTTACAATCTGATTCAACTAGCCTAGTAAATTACGGTACTAATGCTAGACTGGTTCTTGACAACGGTGACGACGGTATTGTCAGTTATGACGAATATTGCGCAGTATACTATCCGAACGGATTTACCACAGATCTAAGTGGTGCTAACGCAGTTGTTCCTGCATCGCATATGATGCTAAGAACTATTGCACTAAGTGATGCAGTTTCATATCCTTGGTTTGCTCCGGCAGGCACAAGACGTGGTGGTATTACTAATGCTACATCTGTAGGGTACATAGACGCTGCAACTGGAGAATTCCAAACTGTTGCACTAAATGAAGGTCAACGTGACACACTGTATGATTTAAAAATTAATCCTATTCCATTCTTTGTAGGAGTTGGACACGTAGCTTATGGTCAAAAAACTCGTGCAAGAAATGCCAGTGCGTTAGACCGAATCAACGTTGCTAGACTAGTAGTATATCTACGTAGCCAGTTAAACAAACTTGCTCGCCCATACATTTTTGAACCAAACGATCAGATCACTAGAGACGAAATTAGAGGTGCGGTTGAGAGCTTGCTGTTAGAATTGGTAGGTTTGAGAGCTATATATGACTTTGCTGTAGTATGCGACGAATCAAATAACACAGGCAGCAGAATAGATCGCAACGAACTATGGGTAGACGTTGCAATTGAACCAGTTAAGGCCGTTGAATTTATTTACATTCCACTGCGCATTAAAAACACAGGTGAGATTTAACGTCTATAGTTTGACATAAATACAATACGGAGCATAACAAATGGCAATTACAACACTGAGCAATATGTCGATCCAAACAGCAGGGCCCGGTACCAACTCCGGCCTGTTGATGCCTAAACTTAAATATAGGTTTCGGGTTTCATTTGAAGGATTCGGAGTAAGCACAACAGAAGCAGTTCAACTTACTAGACAGGTCGTTGATATATCTAGACCTAAGATTGGTTTTGAAGAAATCGAACTACCAATTTACAACTCAAAAGTGTACATGGCAGGCAAATACACTATTGAGCCAGTATCACTAAATCTTAGAGATGACGCTAGCGGCAATGTAGTTAAACTAGTAGGTCAACAGATCCAAAAGCAATTTGACTTTTTTGAACAATCAGGTGCAAGAAGCGGCATTGATTATAAGTTTAAAACTAAAATTGAAATTTTAGATGGTGGTAACGGAAATCTAGCAGCCGCAGTTCTAGAAACATTTGAATTATTTGGATGTTTCTTGCAAAATGCAGACTACGGAGACCTCAACTACGCAACTAACGAGGCTGTACAAATTGCACTAACAATTAGATTTGACAGCTTGATTCAAAGTCCCGTAGGAGTTGGTACCGGAACAGCAATTGCAAGAACTGTCACCAGCCTAGCTACAGGTCAAGGCGGCGTAGCCTAATCTCAACAAGATAAAAAACCCGGATTTTATCCGGGTTTTTTTACGGCATAAATATCTATATGGCAAATAAATTTATCAAATATCTCACACAGGGAGCTGTAGGAGGGTTCCTTAATCCTAAAGGATTAATGGGAAACTGGCAACATGCTTCTAGAGTGTTTGTTGATGACACATTTAGACTGTCTCCCCGAACTAAATTTCTGTTCTATGTTCATTTTGAATTAGACAAAACAGCAATGAATTCACCGGCATTTACAAATAGACATGCAGACGAAATGGGAGTACTAGTAAAAGCTGCCGACCTACCAAAATTTAATTTTGATTCTGTGGTAAAGAATCAATACAATCGAAAAAAATATTATACAAACAGATTAACTATGAGCCAGTTAATATCACATTTCACGACGACACACAGGGTATTATAAATGCACTATGGGCAATTTATTACGGTAGTTATATTCAAGATCGGCATAATCCTGTAGCAGCATTTAGTGCCACCCATTATAGAAGTTCTAACGATCCACTTAGTGCTATGAGATACGGTCTAGACAGAAATAAATCTACAGACATATTCAAATCAATCAGCATATACACCATGAGTCGCAGTAGATTTAACGGTTATACCTTAGTAAACCCAAGAATTAAAACCTGGCAGCACGGAAATGTTGACTATAGTGCTGCTGAGACTCTCGAAAGTACCATGACACTAGAATACGAGACAGTGTTTTACACACAGGGAAAAGTGTCAAAAGGTACTCCTAAAGGATTTGCCACGCTGCATTATGATTCTACACCAAGTCCATTAAGTGTAGCCGGCGGCGGCGTAAGTACGCTAACTGGAGAAGGGGGAGTGCTTGATGGACTCGAAGCAGTGTTTGGAGCTGTAGGATCTGGATCGGCCTTTGCAAGTTTTGGTGGGTTTTTAGGAACAGCAATATCAGCAGTAAACACTGTAAAAAATATCAAAAGTCTCAGTAAAGATGGACTTAAAAAAGAAGCACTGAATATATTAACTTCTCCTGGCAGCATTGCTAAACCAACCTCCCGTTGCCCGACGTTCGTGATAGTGCAGAAGCTACAAAACTTTTCTTTGACTATTACGGTCAAACACCTTTAGAGTTTTCAGCAAACGAAGTCGATGCAACTGTATCATTTTTTCAGTCTAGGGGATTTGAAACTGATGCTGCCACGGTGTCGGCTGCTGTGATTTTAAAACAGGCAAAAATAGATTCAGTAAATGTTTTTACATTGTTAGATCAGCTGAAAAAATTTAACGGGATGCAGATCAATTTACTAGTTGGAGAAATACTCAACAACAATCGAACCAATACTTCTACATTAGGCTTTAAGACCGGCGAAGTTGTTAAACTTAGTCAAACTAGAAACATAGCAGCATAATGGCTAAATTTGCTCAAGGCCGGTTCGAAATGAAGAACCCCAGTAAATATATTGGTAAAAAAACACCCTTGGCAAGAAGTTCTTGGGAATTTGTTTTTATGAGAATGCTAGATGAGCACAGCGGAGTGGAAAAATGGGCCAGTGAAAGTATTCAAATTCCCTATAGAGATCCGCTTACAGGAAAATACACAATATATGTTCCTGATTTTTTTATTACCTATGTAGATAAAAATGGTAAAAAACATGCCGAAGTGGTTGAAGTGAAACCGTTGAATCAAACAAAATTAGAAAGTGTAGGAAAAAGTCAATATAACCAACAGCAATATGTAAAGAACATGGCCAAATGGGAAGCTGCTACTGCCTGGTGCAAACAACAAGGCATAAAATTTAGAGTGGTAAATGAAGGTGATATTTTCCATCAAGGATCAAAACGCAGGTAAGTATAACTATGACAAAGAAACTAGAAGAACTGTTTAATTTAGATAGTGAACAATTATCAGAATCTACGAATGAAGATCAAAAGCCTTCACACGAAGAAGTAACTTCTCTAGATGCCAGTTTTAAAGCTGTGCAAGAAATAACTAAATCATTGCCTGAAATCAAAGAATTAGATAATCTTGATGAAAGAGAACTAGATGATCTTGCTAAAAAAGCAGAAACTGCCTATGATGATTTAATGGACCTAGGCATGAACGTAGAAATACGCTACAGCGGTAGAATTTTTGAAGTAGCCGGCACAATGATGAAAAACGCAATTGACGCTAAATCAGCTAAAATTGATAAAAAACTCAAAGCTATTGATCTACAACTTAAGAAATATAAAATAGATAAAGACAACAATGAAGAATCCGGTGATGTACTTAACGGAGTTGGATTTGTAATCACTGATCGAAACGAACTATTGAAAAAATTAGGTCAAAAGAGCTAAATATTACTATGAAAACTTTTAAAGAATATCTTACAGAAAGCAAAAAAATATACAGCTTTAAGATCAAAGTTGCGGGTGAACTGCCTGACAATTTTCAAGAAAATTTAAAACAACAGTTAGATCGTTGCAAGGTAGCACAACTGAGCAAAATATCTTCTACTCCTATCCAAGAGTCTCCTATGGATTTTCCAACGTTAAAAAATGTTGAAGTTCATATTTTTGAAGTTATTTGCGAATACCCAGTGACTGCACCTGAAATATCAACTGACATAAAGGCAATGGGTATTGACGAAGATTGTTTTAGAGTTAGAGGAAGCGGCGAGCCTTCTGAAATAGAGCAGTTGCTTTCAGCACAAGAACCTAGCGGTGAATCGCTTTTAGCCGAAGTCGACCTAGACAAAGGCACAGGTAAAATCAAACACAAAGATTATTTTGGAGATGATTTTAATCGTGGATTTCTTAAAGATCTAGAAAAATCTGCAAAACAACGTAAGAAAGATGAAACTGGGCCAACCGAATACAAGCTGCCCAAGACCAAGACAAACAAAGTCGGTCTTAAAAGCGCAATGGGGAGTTAATATGAATTTCAATGATTTGATGTCAAAAATGCGTGAGTTGGATCAACCAGTATCGCAAGAAACTGTTGAAGGTTGCGGAGATCCAATGCCAATGCCAGCATCTTCAATTAAACCAGATACACCACCACCATCCATGAGTGTAAATCTTAATGCTCAGGGGCTTGATGACATCAGTGAATTAATAAAGTTGATGACTAAAGTCAATCCAGACATGATCAATCAACCAGCTCCAATGAGCTTGCCTTCCGGCGGTCCTGATATTATCAGCATCAAACCTTCAATGTCAGCTATCGGCGATTTAGGAAATTTAGATTCAGGTCCATTAAAAATGTTACCAGATCTAGACAGAGATGAACCAGGTATGGGATCAGACGGTGATGACGGCCCCAGTATCAAAGGCCTAGATCAAGACGATGACGGCGATCACGATATGGGTGATCACGATATGGAAAAGAAAGACAGAGACGAATCGTTTGGCAACAGTGTCAACGATTCAGAACCTGAATATGGTGGTATGGATTCTGTGATTCGCAGCGGCAATGACATGCACAAACCCAAACAGAGTTTCAGCGGCAAAGCATATCGCGGTGATAATCCTATGGCAGCTGGAGCATACGAAAGCAAAGAACAGCTACGTGCCGGCATACGTGCAGAACTTCTTCAGAGACTTGCAGAAGCTAAAGGAGCAAAATAATGTCAGGATTTAAAATATCGACTGAGTCATTAAGACCAGAATTCTATCAGGTTGTGCTAACACTAAGCGGTGGAACAGGAACATATCCTACAGCCGATGCTACAAATAACGGTGCTGTATGTCCACAAGATCACAGTCAATTTGCTACCAAGCCAACTACACTAGCACTTGGTCGCCGTGTGGCTAGAGCTCATCTACGTTTTATGAATATCGTTGATGCAGTATCGAGATTTGCTGACGCTCAAATTCAAGACGTTCAATTTACCAGCGCAGGTGTAACAGTAGCAGACAATCAAGTACAAACAGTAACATTTACAATTAGATACGATCGTAGTGGATCAGCTACATCATCAAATATACTAACATCTGTAACGAATTCAGCCAGTGCTGCAAGTTCAACAGGTGGTATAGGACTGGGTGTTGCTTCGTTTGCCCCAACAACTGGTGCAGCAGTTACAGTCAATAC